CTATCGTGCCTTCTCAAAGAAACTGAAGGCGTTGTGATTGATATAAAAGAAGACATGAAAATCGACGATGACGTCAAGAAAGTCATCGTCTTCAAAAAAGATGAGCAGATTCATATCTACCCGATTTCCAGTAAAGCTAACGAAACAAACAGCGATCTGCCAGAGGGAACAATGATATGGATGCAAGCAATTTCACCGAATTAAATCGTAATCGAAATGAGAAATTCAATTGAATCCATTACAGAAAAAACGCCAACTCCGTCTACTCTTCCTGACGGTTTTTATGTTGGAACTTGGGGCGGATACGTAATTACCGTCCAGTATAAAGAAAAAACTTACGAACTGAAAACGAAAGAAGGAGTTCGTGGTGTAAATATCAGAGTGGTGATAGAGGTAAAAGACGGAATCGCAACATTCGAAGAAGTCAATTCCTAATTCTAACCAGATAGTATGACGCAACCAAAACAGAAGACAGTAACACAATACCTCGATGAGGATTATTCCCTTTACGGGATGTACACTCTCGAGAATCGAGCAATTCCATCCGTCATCGATGGTTTCAAACCAACTCAGAGAAAGATCATTTTCATTGCGGACAAAGTTTGGAAAACAGGTACAGAAAAACCTTTGAAGATCTTTCAGCTTGGAGGCAAGATTGCAGCCGATGCCCATTACCACCATGGTGATGGAAGCTTAAACGGAGCAATAATTGGAATGGCTCAATCGTTCAATAATTCTCTCCCGTTACTGGAAGAGATCGGCCAATTCGGATCCCTTCGCTCTCCTGAAGCCGGAGCGGCTCGTTACATATCGACTAAGACCACCAAGAACTTCCGGCTTCTTTACAAGGATTTTGAACTCCTCGAAAATCAAATCGACGAGGGAGATGAGATAGAACCGAAGTACTTCCTTCCGATCATACCGACCGTTCTTCTCAACGGTAGTTCAGGCATCGCTGTCGGGTTCGCAACAAACATATTGAATAGGAATGCAATCGATCTCATTGATGCGTGTCTAAGGGTGCTAGACGGGAAGCCTGTTGGCAAGCTTCTTCCTTGGTGGAAAGACTATCACGGAAAGGTAGAGCAAGTCGACAGCACCAACCAGTACATCATGCACGGCTCGTACAGAGTCTTAAACACAACGACTGTTGAAGTCACTGAATTGCCACCGTCCGTAACGTTTGCAAAGTACGAAGCTCACCTTAACTCTCTTCTAGAACGTGGCATCATCTATAACTACGAGGACAATTCTTCTAGCGGAATAAACTACGTCATAAAATTTTCTAGAGCTACTCTCGCTAAGCTGATGTCGAAGGGCCGGTTGGAAAGCACGCTGAAGATGCTGGAAACCGAAACTGAGAACTTGACCTGCTTGAACGAGAATGGAAAGCTCATAGAGTTCAGCACGGTTCCTGAAGTTGTCGAGTACTTCACAAAATTCAGACTTTCGTTCTACGACAAGAGGAAAGCTTACCTGATCGATAAGTACAACCGTGAACTAAAAGTTCTTAGCAACCGTGCACGGTTCGTGAAGAGCATAATAGAAAAGAAACTGACTATCAACAACGTTCCAAAAGCTCAGATCGTTCTTTACTTGGAAACTTCTAACTTTGACGAGATAGACGGATCCTATTCCTACTTGCTGAACATGCCGATTTACTCTCTTACTAAGGAAACTTACGAGCAATTGTTAAAAGAGGTTGAAGACAAGAAGGCTGAGATCGTTGAGATTTCGAAAAGAAACCCAATTGACATGTACAGAGAGGACCTGCTGAAACTAAAGCAAACTTTAAAGATTCAGGAAAGTTCATCAGAACCGGTCAGGAAAAAGAGAGCCAAGTAGTGTGGTACATGAGGGATAACCTCGTTCACTCTGCAAAAGTTCTATCAAGGGACAACACAAACGGCGTCACATACACAACAGTTCACGGAACCTTTGCTGAGCACAGGCTTCACCCGAACAAAGAGGCTCTCATGAATTCGCTGTAAACCAAACCACCTGCACATACGTTGAAAAAGCGGCCAGCCTTTCCGGTTGAGCCGCTTTTTAGTAAGATAAGAAAAAAGAAATGCAAGACAGAGCTTCTTGGTGCATAGACCAGCACCGTTCAACTAATCACTTTTACGACAGGTACCTTCCGTACGAGTTCCACTTAAGGATGGTCGTAGAAGTTTGCAAGGATTACTTGCACCTCCTTCCTAAGAACTACTTAACCCCGGAAGAGTCAGTTTACCACAATTCCTGGGAAACAGTTGATGACACGAAGTCAGCAGTTGAATTCGCTTGCTGGGGACATGATCTCATCGAAGATGCTCGCAAGTCGTACACCGAGATTAAGGAACGGCTCGGTCACAATGCTGCTGACATCGTGTACGCGGTTACCAACGAAAAAGGAAAGAATCGGTCAGAACGAGCTAATGAAAAGTATTACGAAGGGATTCGCCAGACTCCTGGCGCAGTGTTCGTAAAGCTGTGTGACCGCATCGCAAACGTGCAATATTCAAAATTAACTAAATCCAGAATGTTCGAGACATATAAAAAAGAAAACGAATCGTTCGGTAAGATGCTTGGAGTTCACGAAAACCCCCAGCACATGTGCTTCCCGATGTACTCGTACCTTCTTGAACTTTTTGAAACACCAAACGGCGGGTTAAAGGAATAACATGGAAGTAAGATCAGTTTCTCAAATATTCGACAGTTGGGCTGAACACCTATCGCCAACGCCGGAATCTATCGAACACTACGGATTCGAACTGAGGGTCGTCTGCTCTAAGGACATTCCGCCAAGACACTCGATGTTCGACTTCATACGGGGTATTGGAATAAATAAGTTCGACGAGATCTTCTCTGGGAGCATCTCTACTTTCCCTGAACACTGGTTCTTGGCCTTTCCTGAACGGCACTGCTCCGTTCAAGAAATCTACCAACTGATCTACCAGATCAGCAAGCTAAACAAGGAAAAGAACTTGGGACTGAAAAGGTTAGACATTTTAACGTCCTCGCCTGCTATCCTGTCTGACACGTACAACGGGTGCTTGACCATCATACAATTTCCGGACGGAAAAGTAAATTACGATCAAAGTTTTCAGTAAACCATGGAAAGAAAAATCACAGTTGACGAAGTCAGAGAAATTGCTGAATCCTTGGGCTTTAGGTACCGAGCTTCTGGCGTTTCAAGAAAAAACGGTTCTTGGGTAACCTTTACCTACCCAGATACGAACACATACGTAGTTCACATTGACTTATCCGAACCGATCGACATAATGCAAACTCTTGCGTTGGAACTGGTCAGGTGCGGGAGAATTCAGCAGAGGCAAGCTCTGTTAAAGGAAGTTTCACCATTCAATTACAGCTAACATGCCGCGCAGATTGACCGTATTCAGAATAGAAAACGGAATCGCTTTTTTGGACGAAGTGATTTTTACAAAACGACTCGGCGACGGAGATCACAGGCCGTTGCACACAACTGACTTGCCAGAAGGTCTTCTTCCGACCGATGAGATATACGTTCGCTATGATGAAGGTTTCTATTCTGAAAATAATTCTTGGGATCCGTTCACTGAAGTTATCGTGATTCGCGAAAGACCGGAGACTGATGTTGAACGGGAAATTCGCTTGAAAGAAGCAAGCGATCACAAAATCGAGATGAAGAATCGTCGGTACCAGAATTACTTAAAGCTTAAGGAAGAGTTCGAAGCAGTTTCGGAAATTGATCCAGCTAAGGTGATCGTTCGCGAACCCGTCATGATAAAAGAAAACCAATCAGAACCGTTAAAAACAAAGATCTGTCACGCTGAGGAAGACGGTTACACTCACGCAGCTTGCGCGAGCCAACCATCTTGCGAGGATTGTGCAGCTTACCGATAAAATACAAACTATGGGAAGCAAGAGAAAAAATAGGTTCGGCGAAACGATAGAATTCACCGAGGTCTTTTCAGAAGTGGCATACATTGCTGAAAAACAGTTGGAAAATAGTAAGCTATACGACACTGACAAGTTCACAATAGTTGAACCCAAAGATTCGGTAGCCAACCCAGGTTTCATGTATTTTCCGACAGCTATACGAAAAGTAGTGTTCAAGCGGCAAACTGGGTCAGGCATCATAATCGGACAGACCAAGAAGAGTGAAGGCCGGTACGTTCCTCAATCTGGGGGTTCCTTTCCTGATTCAGATCCGGAACCTGCTTACTTAGACGTTAAATGGACCTACACCTTTTGGGAGGTAGCAGTCGGCATGAACAAGAAAGTGTTGGTTCCAAAATAATCAAACAAATATGTACAAGATTTTTTCGGTAGACGGATCCTCACTAGCTGAGGGAATATGCGAGGAGCTTGGGTGCGAACTCGGAAAATTTAAGATCGACAAATTTTCCGACGGAGAGTTGAGCCCGCAATTTTTAGAGTCCGTACGAGAAAAGAAAGTTTTCTTGGTTTCCAGCACGATCACAGCAGAAAAGATAGTTGCGATGCTTCTCAGCATTGATGCTGCAAAGAGAGCTTCAGCTTCGGAAATAATCATGGTCATACCGTACTTCGGATATTCACGACAGGACAGAAAAGAGGGCGCCAGAGGTGCTATTGGAGCCAAGCTTATGGCTGATCTATTCCAAGCAGCAGGTGCAAACCGACTCATCTGCATCGACCTTCACTCTGAGCAGATCCAGGGATTCTTCAACATTCCGGTGAACCTAATACCAGGAAGCTTTGCGTTCAGTAAGTTCAGCAAGAAGTTACCAGACGACGATTATTGCATCTGCTCGCCAGACGCCGGCGGAGTAAAAAGAGCTATGCGGTTTTACCAAAGGTTCCTTCGTCGTTTTCCTAATTCAACGTTCGCGATGATGTCGAAGATCAGAACTCGACCGAACGAGATCGAGAGAATGGATCTTATTGGAGAGGTAGAAGGAAAGCACGTTCTGTTGTTAGATGACATGGTTGACACGGGCGGAACTCTCGTTAAAGCAGCCGAGCTCCTCAAGACTGGAGGAGCTCGAAAAGTAACTGCTTTGATTTCTCACGGTGTTCTCTCAGGAAGTGGTCACGAAAAGATAGCAAAGTCAGAGCACCTGGATCGGCTCGTCATAACAGATTCAGTTCAACAACCTACTAACCCGAAGATAGAAGTGGTTAGTTGCGTTCACTCGTTGGCAGCAGCTATAGAAGCTGTGATCAACAAGGTTTCCATGGACGAAAGGTTAGACCGCCTTTAGCATCGCGATCATTTTTGGCTGAGGCGATAAATCGTTCTTGTCCTTGCGAACGGACGTGTGAGCGTAAAATCCAGGTTCTCCTCTGAGAGCCCTTACGTTAACGTCCCAAATGTCGTCATAGTACTTGTAATCCCGGCCGTATCTCTGTTCCCAGAATTTCATGAGTTCGTACAGACTTTCTATCTGAGCGTCAGTGTATGCGTGGTAGTACTTGTAACCACGGTAAGGAACGTCAAGCTCGCAGACTTCGTCGAAAGGAACAACTCGGTTGACGTAGTTTCTGAACTTCCCGTCTGCGCCCTTAGTAAGTTGACCCCAGTTACAAATTTCGACAGCTATGCTGTTTTTGTCGAGAGATTTATACGGCAACCCGTAAAAATCAAAGGTTGCTTCCTTAAGTCCCAAATGGTAAGCCCAGTACTTTGAAGAGAAACCCTGAACGATCTCGCCGTCCTTCCAGTTTCCTGTGCTTCCTGGTTTTCCGCCGATAGCTATGCAAGTCGCTATTCTTTCCGGCGTGCTTGCCCACCACTCAAACGTCGCGAACGGGTTTGGGTTTCCTGCCGTGTGGTGAAGGTACAGCTGAGTCTTGGTCGTTTCCTCCTTAATGTACTGGTTGTCGGGAAACGGGTATTGCGTGATTGGTTTCATATTTTTCTCATTTTTTGTTATTTATTTCAAACCAAATGTAGCCTTGGCAGTATAAATAACCTTGAAATCTACTCAAAATTCTTTCAGATGATCATACTAATTAAATCAACAGTTAGAGCACACTTACCTAAGCTCGGATTAGATCATCTGATAATCACAGAAATAAGCTGCCTCACTTAATTCAGAAAGCGAGAGACCAATTCAAAATTCACCTCTGAAACACGGTCAAACACTTAGCTGAGAGCCACAGCCATCTAAACTGAGACGGATTTCGAAACTGATTGATACTTAAAAAAATAATGCAAAATATGGAATTGTCAAACCAGATACTCAGCGACATCACAGTATACATGAAGTACGCCAGGTATTCTAACGAGCACAAGAGGAGAGAAACTTGGGAAGAACTCGTAACCAGAAACATGGAAATGCACATACGGAAGTACCCGGACCTGGAAGAAGAAATTCGAAAAAATTACAAGTTTGTGTACGATCGAAAGGTTCTCCCTTCGATGAGGTCATTGCAGTTCGGTGGAAAACCGATAGAAATATCTCCAAACAGAATTTACAACTGCGCGTACCTTCCGATAGACGACTGGAGAGCTTTCAGCGAGATCATGTTTCTTCTGTTAGGAGGAACTGGAGTAGGTTTCAGCGTTCAGAAACACCACGTTGAAAATTTACCAGAAATCACAAAGCCTAATCACAACCGCAGTAGAAGGTTTCTGATAGGTGATAGCATTGAGGGTTGGGCAGATTCCATAAAAGTTCTGATGAAATCTTACTTCTTCGGCGGGTCAGCTATCGATTTTGATTTCAGGGACATTCGACCAAAGGGAGCTAGGCTAGTGACATCAGGCGGAAAAGCGCCAGGACCGCAACCGTTAAAAGAGTGTCTAGTAAAGATAGAAGGCTTGCTGTCTCAGAAAGAGAATGGCGACAAGCTCAAACCTATTGAAGTTCACGATTTGGTCTGCTACATAGCTGACGCTGTTCTAGCCGGTGGAATTCGCAGAGCTGCCCTGATCAGTTTGTTCAGTGCGGACGACGACGAGATGATTTCAGCCAAAACCGGCTCGTGGTGGGAACTTAATCCGCAGAGAGGTAGAGCTAACAATTCTGCGGTTCTTCTTCGCAACATAATAACCAGAGAATTTTTCATGGACATGTGGGCAAAGATAGAAGCGTCGGGTTCAGGAGAACCAGGTATTTACCTGAGTAACGATAAAGATTGGGGAACCAACCCGTGCTGCGAGATCTCGCTTAGGCCTTTTCAATTCTGCAACCTGTGCGAAGTGAATGCATCGGACGTTGAATCGCAGGAAGACCTGAACGCTCGAGTAAAAGCTGCAGCATTCATCGGAACTCTTCAGGCTGGGTACACGGAATTTCATTACCTGAGAACCAACTGGCAGAGAACTACTGAGAAGGAAGCACTCATTGGCGTTGGAATGACCGGCATCGGATCCGGCGCTGCTCAGCGGTTTGACTTAGCTGAAGCGGCTAACGAAGTAAAGGTTGAAAATGACAGAGTAGCCAAGATCATCGGCATAAATTCTGCCGCACGATGCACGACGATAAAACCAAGCGGCACGTCAAGTCTAGTTCTCGGAACCTCTTCTGGCATACACGCTTGGCACAATCCATTCTACATTCGCAGGATAAGAGTTGGCAAGAATGAATCAATCTACACTCACCTGTCAATCTATCACCCAGAACTCCTTGAAGATGATTTCTTTAGGCCTCACGATACAGCTATCATATCCGTTCCGCAAAAAGCGCCAGAAGGTTCGGTCTTTAGAACTGAAACAGCTATAGAGTTGCTGGAAAGGATCAAGCGGTTCTACAGCGATTGGATAAAACCTGGGCACAGGTCTGGGCAGAACACTCACAACATATCTGCAACGGTGTCGATAGACAAGAACCGTCGTTACGTTTACAAGTGGAAACACAAGCTCGAACTAACGGACGATCCAAACGGAGTGGACGAGTGGCAAGCAGTTGGAAATTGGATGTGGGAAAACCGCAAATTTTACAACGGAATAGCAGTCCTGCCTTACGATGGAGGGACCTACGTTCAGCCGCCGTTTGAGGATTGCACTGAGGAAAAGTACCATGAAATGATGGACCACTTGTCCAAGGTTGACCTCACCAAAGTGGTAGAAATGGAAGACCTAACTGACCTCAAAGGCGAACTCGCATGTGTTGGAAACTCATGCACTGTCGTATAAAAAGTTTACTTATTTTCGCAAGCGTTGCCGTGATAAATAACAATAAACTCACGGCAATGTTTGTTTATAGAGTTACGAATTTGATAAACGGCAAAATTTATGTTGGCAAAAGTAAAAACAATGACCCAAAATATTTTGGGTCAGGTTCATTGATAAAAGAAGCAATTAAGAAATATGGGATAGAAAATTTTCAAAAAGAAATATTAGCTGAGTGTGATACTATTTCTGATTTGAATGCTCTTGAACAGTATTGGATAAAAGAATTAAAGTCAACCTTTCGTAAAATAGGTTACAATTTGTTAACCGGCGGAGACGGCGGAGATACTTTTTCAATGAGATCAGTCGATTCTCAAAATATTACGAGAAAAAAGTTACAGAATAAAAGTTCTCAGTTGTCTGAAAAAACTAGAGAAAAACATCGAATCAATACTACGAATTTATGGAAAGATCAAGATTTTAGGCAAAGAGTTCTTTCTAGAAAAAAAGAAGTTGAAAATACCGTAGACTATAAGAAAAAATTTTCTAGGAGAATGAAGGAGGTTTGCTCTATTCCCGAAAATCGATTAAAACGAAGTCTAAATTCAAGAGGTTCGAATAATTCACAATGGCTGGGTTATGCCGAGTTGTATGATGAAAATTTACAATTGGTAAAAAAATTTGATTGCCTAAAACGCCTATTCGCAGAATATCCAGTTTCTCATAAAACTAGAATAACCTTACGAAAAACGAATCAAGTAATCATTGAAAATTCACAAAAAAGAATCTATCCTTACTCGGGTTATATGATCAAAATCAATAAATTTTGAAACCAGAATGCTTTTCTGCGTATAATATCGAAAAATAACACCAAACAATGAAGAAGTTCTTTTACCTGTTTGCAGTTGCTTTTGTTCTGACTCTGTCGAGTTGTTCATTCTTCGAAAAGAAGGATGCTCCGGCAAGTACAGATACCGTAGCTGACACAACTGCGGTTGCAGCTGACAGCACAGCAACCGCTGACACAACGAAGATCATGGTAACTCCGTAAGGTTTTACGTGAACGATGACGAAAAAGGGGACCAAATGGCCCCTTTTTTCGTTTTTATCATAAACTTCTAACGCTCTTGTAGTAATAGAAACTCAAATAAAAGTTGTCTATATGATCGAAAAAGATTTTGAATGGGGCCAAGCGAACGCTTGGTTCAAGGACACGATCGGCCAAGAGATATTCCAGAACCGAATCTACGAAAAAATGTACCCAGTAGAAGATGGGGACATAGTAGTTGATGTAGGCGCGAGCATAGGTCCGTTCATGTACTCTCTCATTGGTAAAAAAGTAAAGCACATGTACTGCATTGAGCCAAGTCCTCAGGAATTTGAGACTCTCCAGGTCAACGCTAAGAACATGAATTTTCCTGTAACTTGCTTGAACAAAGGCATCGGAGCAACTACCGGAACAGCCGAGATGGAACTTTGGGGAACGTACAAGGACCAAGGACCCCAGCAGGTCGAGGTCGGAGAAGCTCCGTCCATATCGTTCAAAGATTTTTTGAAGAAGAACAAGATCGATCACATCGATTTTCTTAAAACTGACTGTGAAGGAGGAGAGTACGACATCTTCAACATCGAAAACTTTTCCTGGATTCACGCTAACGTTAGAAAGATCGTTGGCGAGTGGCACCTTCAGACTCCAAAGATGGTCCAGCAGTTCGTTAAGTTCAAGGACCTGTACTTGAGAACCTTTGATAAGTTTGAGGTCCATTCGGTCGATGGGTTCAACGTGACTCAGCACCTTCACGGAGATTGGTTCATCAGCTATTTCAAGCAAGTCATAATTCACATAGACAATTCAGATAAAGTAACTTTTGCACATGGCACCACAGGCACAACATCAAATTAGGATAGGCTTGGAAAATTCCACGGCTATCGTTTGCGACTCTTGCAAGAATGACACATTCGTCGAAGTTAATTACTTGCGTCGCGTTTCAAAATTACTAACCGGAGCTCCGCAGGACATGGTGATGAACGTTCCGGCGTTCGCTTGCTCAAAGTGCGGTCACGTCAATGAGCAATTCAGGATGCCAGAAGAAAAGAAACCAGAAGAAAAGCCTGCTAGCCCAATAATAAGTCTACCTAACCCATGAGAATAACCTTGATCAGTGATACTCACACAAAGCACAAAGTTCTAAACACCATCCTTCCAGGTGGTGATCTGCTTATTCATGCAGGCGATCTTAGTTCAAGAGGGTACTCGCACGAAGTGCAAAATTTCTGCAAGTGGTTCGATTCGATAGACAACTACGATCACAAGATCTTCATTGCCGGTAACCACGATTTTCTTTTTGAAAATCACCCGGACGAAGCTGCTCAGATAGTGAATTCGTACAAGTGGATTACTTACCTTCAGGATTCGTTTGTGTCTGTAGGAAAAGACATTGACGCTCTTGTTAAAGTGTACGGAAGCCCATGGCAGCCGGAATTTTACAACTGGGCTTTCAACCTTCCTCGAAAAGGCGAAGAGTTAGCTAGGGTTTGGAATGACGTGCCAGACGATGTTGACATACTTATCACCCACGGTCCTGCTCACGGAACGTTAGACCAAGTAAAAGGTTGGTCTGACCAATTGGGTTGCGAGCTATTAGCTGCTAGAATAGCAGTCATAAAACCAAAGATCCACGTGTGCGGTCACATTCACAGTGGGTACGGTTACGTGTTTGACGGATCAACTCATTACTTCAATGCATCTGTTCTAAATGAGAGATACGAGTACGAGTACAAACCTCAGACTTTTGATTGGGAGCCGAAGACTAACACCATAACTTTCGTGTAAAAATAAACTGTCGCAATGCTAAACGTAAAGTACGATAGATTAAAAAATGAAACGATCGTTGAACTTCAAAAGTTTACGATGTTTAAGCCAGAAGAACTTCCGCTGGTAGCGGAGTTTAGAAAATCAATAGACGGCGTTCTTTCTTGGATGTTGCCTGTACCCGAAGGAACTTGGGCATCGTGGAAAGGAGGAGAAACTCTGTATGATGTAATAGTCAACACAGCGCAAGGAAAAAGAGTCATGCACTGGAAGTTCGACGTTAGAGAACACGGCGACCAGTTGGAAAAAACGTTCTACCATTTCGTCAAAAGTCTTTCGTATCGTTCCAAGGGTTTAGTTCTTGGATCTCACGATGGAACGTTCGGTCATTGGGTATTTCCAGTGTTTAACGATGAAGCTGACGTGGTCATAGTGGATGGAAGTGAGAAACAGTTTGAAGCTGTAAAGAAAAATTACGCTCACCTGTCAAACGCGAAGTTCATCAACGAGATCGTCACAACTGACGGAGCTGACGTTGACTGGATGCAAGGTGGTGAGGGTTTTACCGACACCGTAAGAAAGGACGTTATCACTCATTTTATCGAAGATGATAAGATACAACACACTCAGAGATCATCTGTCTCAATCAACGATCTTATCGAACAGAACGGAGGGTACTTCGATTGGATTCACTTCGATGTGGAAGGGTTAGACGCAGACCTAATACTTTCTTTGAAGTACGAACCCCTTCTGATGATCTTTGAAACTATGCACATACCGTCTACTCAGTATTCTTTACTGTTGGATTGGATGCAGGAACACAATTACAAACTATTCAACGATGGCTCTAACGCGATCGCGATAAAAAAATAAATCAGCAATGGCAGTTGGAGTTTACAAAGTAACGGAAGAATTTGAAAAAGCGTTAGCTGATTACACTGGAGCACCGTATGTTGTGACTGTTGATAACATGTCCAACGCTCTGTTCTTAGCGCTCTATTACGAAAAAGTAAAGGGCCGAGAAATAACCATTCCTGCTAGAACCTACCCGTCGGTTCCGTGTGAGATCATTCACGCTGGGGCTATGGTAAAGTTCGAACCGACCGACGGTACAACGTTAAAAGGAATGTACCAATTGAAACCGACTAACGTTTGGGATTCAGCTCTTCGATTCACTGCGGACATGTACGTTCCAGGTCAACACATCTGCATCTCGTTTACCGGTCCTTACAAACACTTCAAGTTGTCAAAGGGTGGAGCCATTTTGACTGATAGTTTGGAAGCGTATCACTGGTTCAGACGAGCTAGGTTTTCAGGAAGAAGAGAAACTTCGTACCATGATGATTACTTTGACATGCTAGGTTGGAACTTCTACATGATGCCGGAGCTAGCGGCCAGAGGTCTTCTTCTAATACAACAATTCTACAACATGGATGGAACGAAGAAAAGTAACCCAGACTTGGAACTTCCATACCCTGACCTTTCTAAATTTGAAGTGTATACTAATGCTAACCGGGAATAATATGAAAAAACCAAAAAAGATAGCTATTTTCGGGTACGGCGGTCACGCAAGAGAAGTGGCTGCTCAGATAGGACAGCCAGTAACCTTTTTTGTCGATAAAAAGTACGCTAGAGATAAGATACTTTCGATAGATGAGTTTGATCCATCCGTATACGCGATGATGATATGCGTGGCTGAACCTATTAATAGAGAAGCTATTGAAGCTAGATTGCCTAAGGAAACAATGTATTTTACGTTCGTTCACCGTACCGCTCTTATCATGGATCCTGATCTTGTGAGCATAGGACCGGGTTCTTTCGTCGGAGCATATTCAATAATAACTACCAATGTTCAGATAGGAAAACACGCTATCTTAAATCGAGCAGTTCAAATAGGTCACGATACTAGGATCGGCGACTTTTTTAGTGCTATGCCAGGAGCCATCGTATCCGGTAATTGCAACGTAGCCGATCGGGTTTACCTTGGAACTAACTCATCGATTAGAGAAAAATCCAAAATTGACTCAGATGTAACGTTAGGAATGAATTCCTGCCTGGTTTCTAAAGAGTGGGTAGGTCCAGGAATTTACGTTGGCGTTCCTGCAAAAATACTAAAGCTCGAAGAATGATAGAATTACCTAACGATCCTGGTAAGATAAACTTTATAGTGGCAGTTCACGTTAACTTTGCCAACGTTTTAACAGGTGGAGTTGTTGCTATGCACAAACTAGCCTACCTGCTAGCAGAAAGAGGCCACAACGTTTTCATGTTCACTCAACCCGAGTACCCACATTCCAACATAAAAGTCATAAATTCATGGAAGACATCTACTCACGAGTTCGTTGAATTTTACGCTTGGGACCAGTTCAGCTATCTTTACAAGAACACAGTAGTGATCTACCCTCAGATAGCCAGAGGCAATCCGGTTGGAGCTTCGCACGTCGTTAGGTGGCTTCTTTACGATACTGAAAAACTATTGGAAGATGCGTACGGAGAAAACGACGTTTACGCGAACTTTGGAAACTTTAAGTCATACCGAAACGTCGACCACCTTCCTCTAACAACGTTCAACTATTACATGGACAAGCTTTACATCACCAACACAGGAAAGAGAAAAGGCTTCTGTCACATGTATCACAAGCACACTCCGCCAGGAGGAGAAAACCTGATAAACCAGTTATCATCAATGGACCTTACTGGTTGGAAAACTCTCGGCAATTACGATTACTTGAGAGAACATTTTAACCAGTACGAGTACATGCTCACCTACGATCAGAAGAGTTTTTACACGGTTGCCGCTGGCCTGTGTGGATGCAAATCTATCATACTTAATCCAGGTAAATCGTACGAGTTCGCGCCAAATGCTAATTCAGATTCCGAAGATTACAAGAAAATTCTTACTCCAGAAGAGTACAGAGAAATAAACCCAATCCAGAGATACGGTGTTGCTTACGGGTTAGACGACATACACTGGGCAAACACGACGATCGGTATGGTAACTAATCACATAAAGGAATTGGAGAGAAGGGACACAGAGACGGTTGACAATTTCGTGAAGTATTGGGAAAACAAATTATTTTCATAATGGAGAATTTACACTTACTACAGACCGGTCGTGGAACTTACTTCGATCGAAACATCAACATACTATCTTGGACTGACGACTCAAAAGTCATAGTTGGTAGGTACTGTTCGATAGCTAGGGATTGCACTTTCCTGCTAAACGCAAATCACAGACCGGATTGGGTTACAACATCTACTACGTTATTGGGACCGGTTAGTCCAGAGTTAGATGAGTACCTTAATCACACGCTCGGTCACAATTCTTCAAGAGGAGACATCGTCATAGGAAACGACGTTTGGATAGGAACAAAATCGATCATCATGTCAGGTGTTCGAATAGGAGATGGCGCGGTTATTGCAGCAGGATCGGTCGTTTCAAAGGACGTGAAACCTTACACAGTTGTCGGTGGAAATCCCGCGCAGTTCCTTTACAACAGATTTTCTTCTGAAGTGGTTGAAAAGTTGCTGCACATAAAATGGTGGGACTGGCCTGACCGTCGAGTAAAGGAACTGGCCAAGTTCCTGTGGAGTGATGACATAATGGCTTTCATAGCTAGGTCAATGTACGACATGCAGGAAGTAAAGAAAGTTGAGATACTTTCGGTCGAAGACAATCGAATAGTTTACTTTCAGAACGTAACCTCAAAACCGATTACCGTTCAGGTCCGTTTTCAAAATCACGAAGGTACTCTGATCTACGCCGAAGTTATGGATCTTTTGCCAGACATAATTTACTTTTCAGAGCAGTTCGACTCGTCCGAAGATCGCCGATTTATGATTCTGGACTTAGAAACTAGCGAAATTTTGAACGAAACCGAGGTTCAAACGAAAGTAAAAGACGAAAACACCTCTGTCCCAGAAGATGGCAAAGCTGAAGATCAACAAGAAAGCTCTCTACCAGAAAACGCTTGAACAAGCGTTGGAAGTTGAAAATTACGAGAGTGCAGCAGTTATACGTGATTACCTACCGACTATTCCAGACGACGAGATAATAGAGGTAGACGATGAAGAAATACCTGAAAAAACAGACGAAGAAGAATGTGTCTAATTAAGAACCAAACACCGTATGTTGGGAAGATCTTCCTGACCTTTGAAAAGTACCCAGAGTACAGCGGAAGCACTGTGCTCAACCGAGTTCACGTCAACCTTGGTTTTACAAAGTTGGTGAGTCGGATGAAACCTAACTTAATTTCAAACGGCAGAGGTTGGGACGTTGACCCTAAGAAGATCTTTGCTATCAATTCGAGAACAGGCTTAACTGTAAGAGACTACCGAGTTGACGATACGCTGCCAGAATCAGAGGGAACGATATACAATGCGTGCTTAAATTCGGATGGAATATTAGTAGGAGACATCGAAGACGGCTGGGATTACTTCAAGAACGGTTTAGTCGCTGTGCCTGGAACTCATCCGAGAGTAGCTTGGTGCGAGGATACGTTTTCATGGGTAGGCTTCTCTCACCGAGCCGCTCAGAGCTTCACGCTAGGTGACAAACTATTCGAACCTGATTGGATCCCAACCGATGACGAGCTGAACGAACTTCAAAAGTACTATGTGAAATACTTGAACGAGTTCGAAGAAGAGTACGCGGAGTGGGAGAACAGCGAGTCTACGCACAAAGCACCGGAATCAGAAATGACTCTGAACGCATGGGCAGCTAGGTTCATCCCGTTCACTCTTCACGGAAGTTTGACGATAGCTTCAAAGGATGAAGCACTTGAAGCAGCAACTAACTTTGCAAAATACGTCAGCTAATGAGCGATAAGAAAGGATCGGAGCTCAAAGCTCTTCACGAGAAGCAAGAATTCATCAGAACAGCTGAGGAATTTGCTGAGAAATTATTAGTCGATCCGTACCAGCCAGGAATAGTTCATCCTAACATAGGCGGAGATGATATTCAGGAGATAGTGGACGATGTTTTGTTCATACGAGGATTTTCAGAAGTCTCAATAAAAATAATCAAGGGCACGGACGGTTTAACAGTTTCGGCCGAGGTCCTTAACCGTAAGTAAAACCCGGAATGAAACCTTTCAGTTTTTAATCATCATCTGATTCGTCTTCTTCTTCATCATCAGAATATTGATTGCAATAATCGTTTACTGAATCCTGAATAACATCCTCTGCAGTATAGAACTGATTGAATCCATCATCAATGTATTCACTCAGTTCTCTTGCTATAGTTTCAATAGGATCTCCTTCTTTCAAGTTAAACTCGTCAAGCGGATATTCTTCCATTTCATCGCTACCATCGTCCATCGACCAACCGTCGAGATCTTTTGACCAGCAGTTCAGCGAACTGGATATTGCAAAGCCTTTCAAAAAAGTGGACAGTTCTAATATTCCGTGTTGAGCCAGAACATTGATTTCTTCGTAATTCGTTTCTGATTGATCCTTGAATAACGGCATCACCTTAGCTTCATAGTCTGCGTACACTCGAATCACATCATTTGCTGCGTCCCTAATGTCCGCCCAATCGTGAATATTATCACTTTTGCTAATTTGAAGGTAAGTACCCTCGACAGATACGATTCCGAATTTTTCAGTTTTTTGAATCCTATCTGCTAATTCTATTAAAAATTGACTACTGTCGAGTTGAGGTTGCTCTACATTCTCGTTGATGAACTGTAAGAATGATTTGACTATTGGTTGTTTCATAGTTTTATTTATTTTAACCTACTTCATCAATTTTTAGTACAATATGGGTTATCGTCAGACGGACTACGTTAGTTCAGATACGATCCAAAGTTGAAGTATCATACAATAAGCAATGATCAAAGTTGATAAACATGAACAACAATTCAAAGTTGAAATCTCTGACCCACAAGCTGGTTGAGCTGAATAACAGCACCGACCACATGAAGGGTTTTCTGTTCCGGGACAACAGCGGTGACTACTTCATCAAACCGATCGAAGTGTACAAAGGAACTGCTAAGGAAGCCGGAAAATTCTACCTACGCGAGGAACACGTGGAGTTTACGAACTTCTGCGAGAGTCCCAAGCTCATGAAAGTGAGCATGAAGTCATGGCACTACCGACTCATGAAGTACGTTCTTCGCAGCAATGTGCCTACCCCACAGACGATGCAGAACGGCTGTCCGTATTTCTGGCTGCTGGTCTTCTCCATCCTGGTAGTTCCGTTCCTCTTCATCCTGCGCGGTTTTGGAACATTCCTCCTGGACTTCCCGTACCTTTTCTGGAAAGTTCTCGAGCTGTTCGCTAACGCAACGTTACGAATCATGCCGGAAGAAAAAGCGTACGACATTGACTACTACGGAAATCCATGGAAAGGAGACTACAACGTTCCTATCCTAGCAAAAGCCCACTTCAAGCACACCGGCAACTGGTTCCTGCCAACCTTCATCAAAATAAGGTATGGCATCGATGAAACTAAAAATCCTGAAGTTTACGTTAGGAAAGTAGAAGAGCTAAAGCGAATCAAGGAAGAGTGGGAAGAAAAAAGAAGGATCGAAAACGCTGAAAAATCGGAGCAAAAGCGAATCGAACGCGAACGTCAGGATCGTCTGTTCTGGGAACGTGAGAGCAAGCGCAGAGCTCGTCAGGAACGCAACCGTTTGTTCTGGAAACCGTTCAACGATACCATGAACAAGATCGGCACCAGCATCTCGAGCGCTATGACCTTTGACTACAAGAAGAGTCCAATCATCAAACGCACCAAGCAGTTCATCGGTTTGCTGGTTTCCATGATCGTACTGGCCATAACTGTCTTTCTGGTAATGGGCGTTACTTACGTGATCATTGCAGCAGCGGACGGCGTAGCATACCTCTTCACTAGCTTTGGAATGTACATACTGGGAGCAGTGTTAGCACTCGCAGCTCTAGCAATCCTAGTAGCGATCGAGTACGTTATATTCAACTGGATCCAGCACGTCATAGGCAAATACCAGATGGGAAAGAAAGTTTGGTACGTTCAAGGTTTTCTGTACGTTATCGGCTACCCGGTTAAGTACCTCATTCTCGGAATATTCTACCTGCTGTACTACATACTGTTCGTTCCGTTGAAGTTCATCTTCTACACTTTCCTCTGGAAAGTTATCCTGGTCAACCTTGGGATATTCCTTTGGGGCCTGTGCAGAGCAATCGGCGGCATCTTCGTCGGTAGTCTCGGAATCTTCGGAGAGTACTTCGGAGCAAGCAAGAAGGACTACTGCCCAGGTATCGAATGGACAGATACTGAAGACTAAGATAAATAAAAGTGCTCGGTTTCAAAAGAATCGGGCACTTTTTGCGTGAAAAGGGTATATTAACCGTAACAAACTTAAAAATTATGTGGACAATAGTAATTGCACTTTTTATCGGCCTTATCGTTGGAGGCTGCTTGTACGGAAAGAACTTCTGGGAAAAGCGAATCAACGTTCTGGGCATCTCAGCTGCACTCATGCTGGTGAGCTTACTAACTACTTCCTTTGTCTTCAGACCTTCCATCAAACTCACGGATGAGGTTAGGCAGAGGTACTACATCAAGCCCATGTGGATAAGCGAAAAAGCTCAAGATTCCACAGGTTTCGTCATGGCTAAAGATTCCTCATGGAGGATAACTGACTTGGAAGGAGAAGCACTCGTAGCTAGAGGCATACGAACTGACAGCATCAAGACTGACACAGGCGTCTTCATCAAGAAATCCTACAAAAAGGAAGTTCTCATTCACTACATTCTCTATTGGAACTCAGCTTACGATACAGCTATTGGGTACGTTCAGGTAAAGGACAACAAATTGGACGTAGACTATTGGACAGTCTCGTCAGATCTTAAGGTCGTTCCAATTCCTGAAGGAGATACGGTTAGCAAGCCAAGGTTCGAGTCTATTGGAATAAAGTACGCTGAGAATTTCAAGTGGATAGTAAGCGAATCCATTCCAGCCTGGGGAGACTACATGTGTTTATACCTTCCGCAAAAAGAGTACGATGCTCTTCCTGAAAATGTAAAAAGAACCTGCGCTTTCAAAGGCCGGGAAAATTATCTCAAACAATTAACAAGCAAGTAAGGAGGATTGATCATGACTTACGTTGAAGTACTCTGGAAAAAAGAATGCATACACAGGAAGCGAATGAAGACCATGATGACGAAGGAATTCAAAGGATCGACCAAGATTGCCGGTTTTTTCGTAGCTCTGATTCTTACGTTAGTTCACTACGCTTACGCTGGGATGCACACGCTCTACGAAACAGCGTTATTCATCTTCAATCGGAAAGCCTTCAGAGCGAACCTTATGAAGCTCGAGATAAGCGTAACTCCTACTCGTGAGTTCAAGGTTGACGGAAAAAACGTCGAGTCGGAAGTTGAAAGTGATCGAGAAAAGTACCCAATTCTTAACCGAACTTTGGTTCAATAGAAATAAAATAGGAACGCGCTCGCCCGCGGGAGAATGGACAGGTTTTAGCCTGTCCATTTTTGTTTGGCTGGATTTTTTCCTTTCGGGAAAAAGTTGTAATTTAGCTTCACCAATTATTTCAATGAGAATCAATCACTTGGAAAAAAGTTTGTAAAAAAGTTCCAAAAAAATTGGCCAAACGTTGGAAAAAGTTGTAGAATAGTTTCACATCGACGAAAACTTTTAAGAAGGTCGTGATAAATAAAACCGAACACTAACACAAACAACAAATGAAAACCCTACAGTTACATAAGGCGTATCGCAGTTCCCAACCAATATCCCTCGAGGGCTTTATTGGAACATGGAATCCATCATGCGATGACGTAAGAATGGGCTCAGGTTTGCATAGGTTGAAGTGAAGGTAATTATCACAAGAAACTTGGAAAACCCGGGCCTTCAAAAAGAAAGCTCGGGTTTTTTGTTTTAACAGTTCTTTAACATAAACGCGCTCGTGACTGAGCGGATAAGCACCAGCCGAAATTGGTACACTGAACGGGCTTACAACCTTAACGTTCAGAAATTAAGCTGGAATCTACGGAGGTTCGAATCCTTCCGAGCGCACAGTAAAGGTTCTTTGACATCTTGGAAAATATTGGCACAAAGCTAGGCGGTCTACCGCCCGCCTAGCACAAGCACGGGGCCGTGATGGTGACCCGTGCAAACGCGGAAATAGCTCAACTGGTAGAGCATTAGCCTTCCAAGCTAAGGGTTGCGGGTTCAAGCCCCGTTTTCCGCTCACATGAATCATTTCTATCTTCACCTCAGCAGGACGTTGGGATGATGGATGATGATTCATATTTTGGGAGTATAGCTCCAACGGTAGAGCGAAAAGCTGTTAACTTTGAGGTTGTGGGTTCGAATCCCTCTACTCCCGCAGAAACGAGCAGGTGTCTGTATAAATAAAATAAAGGACAAGCGCTCATGCATGAATGTAAATATTGCGGAAAAGCATTTGATAATGGTTTGAAGTTAGGAGGTCACATCGTTTGGTGTAAAAATAATCCAAACGTTGAAACTTCCAGACAGAAGAGTCAGAATCGAATGATGGGTCAAAAAAATCCAGCAAGTCGATCTGAAGTCAGACGGAAGATTTCCGATACAGTAAAGGAAAACGTCAGGACTGATAACTGGCACCTATCTTTTTCGAAAAAACGAACAATCGAATACGGTGGTCAACGATTTCACGGAACATGGGAAGTTGAATACGCCAAATGGTTAGATTCACAAGGAATTCGGTGGAGACGACCAACTGAAAAGTTCAGATACGAATTCGATTCAAAAACTCGATATTACACTCCAGATTTCTATCTCGTTGATGACAATCAATACGTTGAAATAAAGGGGTACCCTACCGAAAAGGATTTTGCAAAGTGGAATGAATTTCCACTTTCATTGAAGATATTGAACGGCCAGGATCTTTTCTCGTTAGGACTCATTTCTGATTATCGTAAAGTAAATCGAGAGTACAGAGGAAAATCTTGGAATTCATAAAGAAACATGGGGAAGAAATTCAATACTCTGTCGAATTTCTTCGGAAACGATAGCAAAGATAAGAGTTACTTCGGTAAAAAGCAAACTTGAAAATTGGTAATGTTGGTTCGAATCCAGCCTTCCCCGCCAAAACTGTTTTCCTGTACAGTAAAAACAGGTACCTATGGGGAAGAAAACAAAAATGCGCACTGTCGGTTTTCTTCAGCGATGATAGCAATGATAAGTGTTACTTCGGAAACAATCAATCTCATAAGTTGATCTTGTTGGTTCAAATCCAGCCTTCCCCACGAATGATTCCGCACCCTCCAGGAAATCAAAAATAGAGGGAAATGGGATGTTATTCCGTAGATGGTAGCGGGGCAGACTGTAAATCTGTTGTGAAAGCTCGGGTGGTTCGACTCCATCACATCCTACGTAGTTTACAGAAGTTTTGGTAAACAGGCCGCATATAAATAAAAATAAAGCAATGCGGCTAAACCAAGAAATCGTAGACAAAATCAATGAAAATGCCAAGAACGTTAATTCTGTTTTGGAACTTTCAGAAGTAACTGGAATCAGTAGAGTGACTCTAACTAAATATTGCAATCTGTTAGGAATTCAAATTGAAGTCAAGTTACGCAAAATGAAAAGAACCGGCGGAGTAGCATTCAAATTGCTTGACATTCTCGAAGGAAAGCATCCAGAATATCCTACGTCTAAACTAAAAAGACGTTTGATTGCGGAAGGTTACAAAGAGGATCGTTGCGAAGAATGCGGAACTCCAGCAGAATGGAATGGTCGACCTTTATCTTTACAAGTCGATCACATTGACGGAAATAACAGAAATCACAGACTTAGAAATCTGAGACTTTTGTGTCCAAACTGTCATTCTCAAACGCATACGTTCGGAGCAAAAAACATTGTCAATAAGAAATCAAGCATAGTAAGGTCATAGAGTTACTTCGATCGTGGGTTCGAATCCCATCATGGAGCAATCCGTGTAGACAAGTGGTTAAGTCATCAAACTTGAAATTTGACATCAAACAAATACCTCTATCCAATGTTCTTGTTTGTAATTATGGGCCGAATGCGACGGTTGGTGCGCGCCCCGTCCCACTGGTTATTGAGGGTTCGAATCCCTCTCGGTCCTCGGATTTCCAGAAAAATACTCTTCGTATTCCCACATTTCGTAATCGCGGCAAGACTTACAACAACGGAGTGGGAGGTCGTTGAACGCCAACGGCCTGGTATCTAATCTGACGAAATTTCCTGCCTCGTCAGTTATTGAGTCGCAATGATCGCAGTGATACAAGTTCATAGCGATATTTATTAGCTGGCCTCGTAGCTCAGTCCGGTTTGCGCAAGCTTAGAGCTTCCGCCTTTTAAGCGGAAAGTCGTTGGTTCGAATCCAACCGGGGTCACAGTAATGGTCTCAAGGTCAAACGGTTAAGATGTCTGCCTGTCACGCAGTACGGAGCGAGTTCAACTCTCGTTGGGACCGCCATCGACCATTTTAGTTCACGCTGAAAGTCATATAAATAAAATAAAACATGACCGGACACGACAAAGTAAAATTGATCTGCCAAAATTGTCAAACAGAATTTATTGTCAACTGGAATAAACGTCGCCAAACTTGTTGTTCACGAAGTTGTGCAACTTCTTATAGAGGAGGATGGACTAATCACAGTAAAGTAAATTGGTCTGAAGTTAACAAACGTTCTTATCAAACTGGTAAGAATTTTGTCGCAGGCGGAACTACTAAATGGATAGTTGTAGCATGCTCAGATAGAACGTTAAAGGTTCAAGGTTCGTACGAAGCTAAAGCCTGCCGAATACTAGATGAAGCTAAGTTGTCGGGTATGATTAAAAATTGGGAATACGCAAAAAACCGAATTCAATATATTGGGTCAGACTCTAAAAAGCATACATACATCATCGATTTCACGGTAACTAACTTAGACGATACAATAACGTATGTTGAAGTTAAAGGTAGAACAACTATTACTGATCTACTTAAATGGGAAGCATTACGAAAAATCGGAACATTAGCTGTTTGGACAAAAGAAATTCTTGATAAAAAAAAATGGGCGCGAAGTGTTGTAGGTAACATATCGGACTGTCACTTCGAGGATTGCGGGTTCGACCCCCGTGGCGCCCGCACCATTAACTTATTGATTTGTAGTGAGAAACAGAGTTTCATCGTTGGTTATCACGGGTTCGAATCCCGTACCAAGCTTCCATAATGCTTAGTATCAAGTCGCTCTTTTCGTTGTTCTCAAATCAAAAATATCAGTGTAGCTCAATTGGTAGAGCAGCGGTCTCCAAAACCGAAGGTTGAGGGTTCGAGTCCTTCCACTGGTGCCAAACGCCTCTTTAGCTCAGACGGTAGAGCGACTGTTTCGTACTCAGTAGGTCGTCGGTTCGATTCCGGCATGAGGCTCTCAATGCCTTTGTAGCTCAGCTGATAGAGCCACTGATTTGTACTCAGAAGGTCGGGGGTTTGAATCCCTCCAAAGGCTCCACAAAATCACCTCTTAGCTCAGCGGTTAGAGCGTCCAGTTGAGGGCCGGAACTTGAGGACTTCGGTAAGGTACTCGTTTACTTTTGCGCAGAGGTAACCGATGAAGTAGCCGGGAGAATCAAGGTAGACGAACCCCAAAAGATAACAGAGCGTACGTGATGCTATCGTTAATAAGGTGTAGTCGAGAAGTCAGAGGTTCAAATCCTCTAGGGGTGTCGATGAGCCGGTAGGCCACCGGATCGTAGTTCCTCGCTTTCCCTGATCGTAAGATCAAACGGCGAGCCGCACCGTAAGGCGGACGGGTTGGCAACTCCCGCTGACATCGAACAAAGTTGCATAACGGGCATATAGCTCAGTTGGTTAGAGCATCTGACTGATATTCAGAAGGCCGTAGGTTCGACTCCTACTTTGCCCACCAATAAATTCGAGTAGTAGCGCAGCTGGTAGCGTACAACGTTCGGGACGTTGGGGTCGGAGGTTCGAACCCTCTCTACTCGACCAATATTAAACTAACGAGTAGTGGCGCAGCTGGCTAGCGTTCTTGATTTGGGATCAAGGGGTCGGAGGTTCGAATCCTCTCTACTCGACTAAGTAGTAGTAATGGATAGAGTTACTTCGTCGCCTAACGGTAAGGCAATTGTCTCTTAAACAATCGATGCGGTTCAAATCCGCCTGTTGACTCTCCCGACTTTCTCTACTTTTACGGGCTGTTAGCTCAGATGGCTAGAGCGCCTGCCTTGCAAGCAGGAGGTCAAGGGTTCGAATCCCTTACGGTCCACAAATTCAGAACGAGCTCAACGGACGATGGCTGAGCGAGGCTGTTTAGAGTCCAAACCGAACGCAGACCACCCGAGGTAGAAAATATCCCGATGCAATATCAGGTAACCTCGCTCGCTCGTTCTGAACGAGAAGAAATGGGCCAGATCCCGAAGGCAGGGCGCTTCACTTGCAATGAAGATGACTGGGTTCGATTCCCAATGTGTCAACAATAAGAAGTAGTAAAGTACAGGGTTACTTCGCAAATTTGGATTTTGTACACTAAACCCTAACTAAAATTCTCTTCTTTTATTTGCTCCAGTAGCTCAGGGGTGAGAGCAGGAAGCTTATACCTTCAAGGCCGGTGGTTCAATTCCATCCTGGAGTACTGTAAACCGATAGCGATAAATTAGTAGAAAAGTATATGACATCAAGCAAAGGTCTTTTCTCTTATACTGGAAACAAATTTAGAATTTGGTCTTCTAACTTAAAAACTTTGTTAGCGCCGTTTGAACGAATTCACGAACCGTTTTTAGGTTCAGGAGTCTGCTTGTACAATTCTGCAAGAGGAGGTATAGGAATAGATTCAAGTAACGACGTTATCGAATTGCACAAGTGCATATTTGATCCAAGCTTCGTAGTAAATTGCGTTAGCGTTGCAAACGATTATTACCCATCTGGCGAAACTACTAAGGATGGATTTATGAGATTACGTTCCGACTTCAATAACACATGGAAGGTGACCGGAACTACTCAGGATAATGCGCCAATGCTACACGTTCTAGTTCAATCAAGCTTTAACTCGCTGCTAAGGTTTGGGCCAAACGGATTTAACACCCCGTTTGGGTATAAAAAATTAGATTTCAATAGACTAGCAGCTCACGTTAAGCTAGCCGAGGATAAAGAATTTTCCTTTTTCGTCGGAGATTACTCAAGCTTGGATCTCGGTCAAATTGATAAAGAAAAGGATGTTATTTACTTTGATCCACCGTACTTAGCATCAAAATACACTTACTGTGGGTGGAACATAGAAAATGAGGTACAGTTGCTAGAGCATATTGACGGATTGGACAGTCTAGGGTACAAATTTGTTCTTTCTAACACTTTTGTTCACAGCGGTTTAACAAACTCCGAATTGATCGAGTGGTCCAAAAAATACTCAGTAATTGACGTATCTATGAGGTACTTTGCTTGGTCAGCAATCGTAGCAAGCGCTAAAACAAGCAAATTCACTAGCGAAGTAATAATAAGCAACCTTTAGATTCTGCTATTCTCCGTTCGTCTAGTCGGTCAAGGACGTCAGGTTTTCATCCTGGAGATCACGGGTTCGAATCCCGTACGGAGGACTAACGAAAGTTCATGGTCCTGTAGACGAACAGGTTAAGTCGTTGCCCTTTCAAGGCAAAGGTTGCGGGTTCGAGCCCCGTCGGGACTACTAAGATTGATCGTATAGCTCAGTTGGTTTAGAGCATTACCTTGACAGGGTAGGGGTCGCAGGTTCGAATCCAGCTACGATCACACACGCTCTCTTAACTCAGTTGGTTCAGAGTGTCACTCTTACAAAGTGAAAGTCGTAAGTTCGAATCTTACAGAGAGCACCAATAATTGGAAGCGTAGCTCAGTCGGTAGAGCGCAAGCCTGAAGAGCTTGGCGTCGGCGGTTCGATTCCGTCCGTTTCCACATTGTGGGGTAGAGCAGAGGCCAGCTCGCAAGACTCATAATCTTGAGGTCGAGGGTTCGAATCCCTCTCCCGCTACATCTGGTCATTTTTGTACTGATGTCGTATAAATAATCAAAAGACATCAGTACAAAAATGCCACGCAAACAACACCATTACATTTACAAAACGACTTGCCAAGTAACTGGTCGTT